TTGTTTGATATTACTATCGAGAAAGCTGATGGTGCTGTTCAGATAACTGTTGTTGCTAAAAAGCCTACCAAATTGACGATGAACGTATTCGGTATTCTTGCCGATCAAAAAGCCAATGGTACTATTACCGTTGAACATACAAAGTTATCCGGTTTCTTAGCTGATGTTGCTCTTAGTGATGAAGACCTTCGTTATTCTCTGATTAACATGGGTTGGAATCCTCATGATGAGTGGCAGAAAGCTTGGGGTATTGGTGACCCGAAAGTTGGCTTTGATAAAGTCGCTTATCTTGTTATTTCTACGGCTGAGTTTAATCAATTCCCTGAGATTGCCGCTGATAACAATAGTCCTCGCAAATTCCAAATCATTGTTGGTACGGAAGTTGTGATTGATGATGTTGTAAATAAACTTGAAGCTATTAAGACTTTAGCTAAAGGTTCCGGCGATAATGCCATTTCTCTGAATACTGCAACTGACTAAAGTTGCTTGGAAAACTACGCAGTGCTTAACGGTTCTGCGTAGTTATATTTGTTTAAACTTAATGCTATGGAATGTAATATTAAAATTGTCAAGTTAAAACAAGTTCTTCCTCTTGGTACATTTCCTAAGCGTGAGCATAACGTTCGATTCTTCTATCATCGTACTGATGGTTGTTACTATATGTATGATGAAAAAGGTTGCGAAATTAATCTAACTACTGATGGTAATATTATTGCTATTGATAGAGAGTTGATTGTTGGCAGTGAGTCTTTGACTGATGACACTCTTGTTTGCATTGGTCTTAAAGCTAATTATGTGCATCCTAGTCGTGGTATTAGAAATAATACTTGTGGTTGTCAAGATACATATATTCGTGCTTGGACTTACATCAAAGATCTTCAAGATTTTATGCAGTCTGGTCATATCGAACGTGATTACTATAGAGTTACTTTAGTTCCTTCTCCTGAAGAGGGTGGTATTGTTGGATGTAGTGGTTCTGCTATTGTTCCTGATGAAAACTCAGATGGCTTCCGTTTCCAATTTGAAGCTGGTAGTCGTGTTGAACTTTATGCTAAACCTGTTCAAGGTTATCACTTTAAAGGTTGGAAAGAGTTCCATACTAATGAGATTATGTCTATTAGTCCTAATTGGTCTTTTACTATTAAGAAAGATATGGATTTGATAGGTGTATTTGAAAAGGATGAAGCTCCTATTGAACAATTCTATATTAATGTCAATGCTGATCCGGCTAATGCAGGATATGTAGTTGGTGCCGGAACATTCCCAAAAGGTACAAGGCATTCTATAACAGCTGCGGCAATTCAAGGGTATCATTTTACTCATTGGACTGATAGTTTAAATCGTATTGTTTCTACTAATCTTCAATATGATCTTGTTGTTGAGAAAGATGAAACTTATACTGCACACTTCGAGCTTGATGCTCCTGTTATTGAGGAGTACAATGTAACTATTATAACTAATCCTGCTGATAAAGGTTCAGTTAGCGGTGGCGGTACTTATAAGTCCGGTCAAACTGCAATAATTGTTCCTAGTCCTGTTGAGGGTTGGGCTGTTGATACAGTTACTGCTTCTGGTGGTAATCTTGTAGATAATAGTAATGGTACATATAGCATCGTTGTTACACGAGATCTTACGATTACGGTAAACTTTAAAGAAGCTATTCGTTATTTCACGTTTAGTATCGTGGCAGATGCGAATGGTTTAGTTCGATATAAAGATATTAATGATGCTTGGTCTCAATGGGCAGAAAGACACGAAGTCACTGCTCCGGAAAAGACTATTGTCACTATCGCTGGTAAAGCTAACAGAGGTTATGAATTTGAAAAGTGGGTAACGCCTACCGAAGCTGAGCTTCTTAATAATGAAAATAATATTATTGTTGAAGTAGGTCTTCATCATAGAACTTATACAGCTTATTTTAAAAAAGAAACTGTTAAACCTGAAACTTATCAAGTTAATATCAATGTTATTTCTAATGGTAAGTGTAAATATAAAGTAGGTTCCAATGAATATTCAAATGAATCTGCTTCACATTCTAACATTAGTGTAACAAAAGGAGAAACTATTGAAATATTAGCTGTTCCTGATGAGGGTTATTTATTTGATTATTGTACTTCTACTAGTGGTGATAGATCTGAATCTAATCCTTATAAAGTTGCAGTTAATAGTAATATGGATTTTTCTTACTATTTTAAAGAAGCTCCTATTACAAAATATACGGTTGATATTACATCTGATATTAATGGTAAATGTAAATATAAGATTGGTTCAGGTGAATACTCTAAATTAGATAAATCTCATCCTAGATTTCAAGTTCCAGCAGAAGAGACTGTTACTGTTTTAGCAGAAGCTGATCCTGGTTATAAGTTTATTAGATGGGCGGTTTCTAAAGTTGGTGTTACTGAAGATAATCCATATTCTATTATTATTAATAAGGATACGGCTCTTAGATGTATATTTGAACAAATTCCTATTGATAAAGTATCTATTGTAGTAAGATCTGATGGTACTAATGAAACTCGTTATAAGATAAGTGAACAATCTTGGAGTAATTGGTCTACACTTGAACATAGATTTGAACTCGATCCAAATATTACTTATTCTATTGAGGCTCGTGCTAAAGGTAATTTTGTATTTAAAGAGTGGAATACTGGCGGTATTAAAACTACAAATAATCCTACTGAATTTACAACAAAATCTAATGAAAATTCAGTTCATGTAGCTGTATTTGAAGCTTTAGTAATCAAACGACAATTAACAGTTGTTGCTGGAGCTAATGGTAAATGTAGAGTAAAAACTGATAATAGTTGGGGAGATTATTATACGGGTTCTAAAATTTATTCTGATATTGTAGATGGAACTACTATTTCTGTAGAAGCATTAGCTGATAAAGGTTATCACTTTAAGAGATGGAAAGATTCGGGTGCTCCATCAACAGCGTCTCGAGATATTGTTATGGATAATAATAAATCTATTGAAGCTGAATTTGAATTAGATGCACCTAATCAATTCCAAGTCACCTATGAAGCTATTCCTAACGGAAGTGCTACAATGGAAGGTGCTGATACTTATGATGATGGTGATACTTGTATGATTAAAGTTAATGTAAGTCCGGGTTATACTTTGAATAAAGTGCTTGTTGATGGTATTAAAATCACTCTTAACAGTAATAATCAGTATAGCTTTGTGGTTGAGAAAAACATTAAGGTTACTATTGAATGCGATCTTATTCCTGAACCCACACAGTATACACTTACAGTTAAAACCGAAGATGAAGGTGTAGCTCAAGGTGGTGTTGGTATCAATAAAGAATCTAATTTAGGAGTTGAAACTGCTGAATTTGAGGATGGTACTGTTGCTACTATTCATGCTACAGCTGCTGAAGGTTATAGCTTTGGTGGTTGGTGGAAAGATGGAGTTAAGGTTTCTGATGATGTAACTCTAAGTGTTACTGTTGATGCTAATAAGACTTATATTGCTAAGTTTACTCAAGATCCATATCTCAAATTAGATAAGACTTCTCTTACTTTCGATGCTACTGGTGGAACTCAAACTGTTAATGTTACTTCTAACGTCAAATGGACAGTTTCATAATTAGGGGAGGGTACTAAGATGGCTATTGCTTCTTGGCTTACCCCTGCCGCTAAGAGTGGTACGGGTAATAAAACGGTTGGTTTAACTGCGAGTAAGAATACCGGTGCAAGCAGAACAACTATTGTTACTGTTTCAGTCAGCGGTATTACGAAAACTATTAATTGTACTCAGACGGAAGCTGATAAGTTTACTATTAAGATTTCAGCTTTAACTACTAATAGTTCAGGAACTACTATCACAAATGTTGGTGATTGTTCTATTGGTGCATCTGCTACAGGTGGAGTTAAAGAAGGAACTTATTATCGTGATACTAGTGTCACATTAACTGCTAAAGCTGCTCCTACTGGGTATGATTTTGTTGGTTGGTATGAAGGCTCTAATCTTGTTTCTACAAGTCTTTCTTTTGCTGTTACTTTAACGGCTAATAGAACTCTTGTTGCTAAATATAAGATTAAGAGCTATACTGTTAATGCAACTTCTGAGGATATAAATAAAGGTACTGTAAGTCCTGCTGGTCAAACTGTAGAACACGGTGCTAATGCTACTGTAGTTGCAACTCCTAAGGCTGCTTATAATTTTGCTGGTTGGTACAATGGAACAACTAAAGTATCTAGCAATGCTTCATATACATTTGCTGTTACTGCCAATATCAGCTTAACTGCTAAGTTTACAATTAAGACTTTCACAACTACTACCGCTAATTCAACTGGTGGTACAGCGAGCGTTAATAAGTCTAGTGTAGAATATGGTGGTTCTGCTATTTGGACAGCTACTCCAAGTACTGGCTATAACTTTAGCAAATGGTCTAATGGCTCTACTGCTAATCCTCTGACAGTTTCTAACATTACTGCCAATACTCATATTACTCCGGTATTTGTTCTCAAGTCATATACTGTAACTTGGAATCCTAATGGTGGTTTTGTAAGTCCTACGTCAACTACTAAGACTCATGGTTCTACTTTAGGCACATTACCTACTCCGACAAGAGCTGCTGATGTTCAATATACTTATACATTTAAGGGTTGGTTTACAGCTGCAACCGGTGGTACTCAAGTATCTGCATCTACTACTGTAACAAAAAACGTTACTTATTATGCTCAGTGGACTGCTACTCCTAGAAGTTACACTGCAACATTCAATGGTAACGGTGGTGGTACTCCTAGTCCATCAACTATTACTAAAACGTATGGTTCAGAATTAGGTACTCTTCCGACTTGTTCTAGGACAGGTTATACATTCCTCGGTTGGTACACAGCATCTAGTGGTGGTACGAAAATTTCATCTACTACTAAGATAACTGGTACTGTTACCTATTATGCTCAATGGTCTATTAATAGTTATACTTTAACCTATAATGTTAATGGTGGTAATGCAGTAAGTCCTGCTTCTAAGAGCGTTCAATATGGAAGTGCTTATGGTACTTTGCCGACGCCTACGAAGTCTTCTGATGCTGAATACACCTATGCATTTGCAGGTTGGTACACTGCTGCTAGTGGTGGAACGCAAGTTACTACTAATACGACAATGGGTGCAGGTAATACTACAATATATGCACATTGGACTGCAACTAGACGGAGTTATACGATAAATTATCAAACAACATATGGATCTTTGAATAGGACTAGTCAATCTGTTGCTTATGGGTCTAAAGGCTCTTGTACGTTGACTATGCCTTCAAATAATGCTCAGTACACTTATACTTTCCAAGGTTGGTATACTGCTGCTAACGGTGGTGGAACTAAGGTTGGTTCTTCATTAACTTTAGAAACGCCGAGTGTAACAGGTGCTGCTACTTATTATGCTTATGTGACCAGAGCTGTTAATAGGTACACTTTTACATTTAACGCTAATGGTGGTAGTACTCCTTCTTCTTCATCTATAACTAAGAATTATAATGAAGTTATTGGAACATTACCTACTTGTTCAAGAGCTGCGGATAATACTTATACGTATACATTCGCAGGTTGGTTCGATACTTCTGCTACTAGCGGTGGTACTCAATTAACTACGACAACTAAGGTTACTTCTAATAAGACTTGGTACGCTAGATGGGCTACAACTACAAAGAATTATACGGTAACTTGGAATGGTAATGGCGGTACTCCTAGCAAGTCTAGTAGTTCATTCCATTATAATGATGTTTTAGGAACTCTTCCTACTGCAACAAGAACTGAGCATGTTTTTAAAGGTTGGTCTACATCTGCTAGTGGTCCTGTTAATGTAAATGAAAGTACTAAAGTTACAAAAGATGTTACTTACTATGCTATATGGCAAATTAATCGTTATGAGTTAATTGTAAGTCCTACCTTAGGTGGTGCTGTTACTGGAGGTGGAATTTATGATTATGGAACAAAGGTTACATTAAAAGCTACACCTTATGATGGTTATCACTTTGTTAGATGGTCAGATGGTGACACAAATTCAACAAGAACTGTTACTGTTACTAGGACTTATAATTATCTTGCACTATTTGCAAAAGACCCTTATTTGGAACTTGATAAAACTAGTTTAACATTTGAAGCTGCTGGTGGTACACAAACTGTCAAAGTAACTTCTAATGTTGAGTGGACTGTTTCTTAAACTTTTAAATATTCCGCTACGCTTTGCAGACCCCAGTAGGGGAATAGCTTGTGGGGCGTGCGGAACTTCAAACTTTTTACAAATAATCAAATTATTACTATTATGGTTAAAGATTCTACTTTGAATGAAAGAGCAACTGCTGTTGAAATTGGGGGTTTAGTTGATGGAGTTGGTGTACCTGTTATGCGCGCAGGATATGCTTTGAAAGCTAAACCGAGTTGGATCACTTTAAGTACTGTTGAGGGAACTGGTAACTCTCAAGTAGATGTTACTGCTCCGGTTTATAAAGGTCGTAACGGACGTTCTGGTTTGATTACCGTTACTGTTGAAGACTTAACTGAAGACGTTACTTTGCAGCAAGAAGGTTCTACGATTTGGGATGTTACTACTCAATCGTTGGCTTTCGTTAAAACGGGTGAAGCTAAGAAGTTCACTGGTAACTCCAACTTAGCTTCTATCACGTTTGCTGTTGATTCTAACGCTTCTTCTTGGTTGACTGCCGGTAAATTGGTCGTAAATAAGAAAGAATATAATTCTGGTGCTGGGATTGAAGGTGATCCGGGAGCATATGATGTTTACGCTTTCGAAATTACGTTTACCGCTGCTGCTAATCCGACGGTTAACACTCGTACCGGTAATATTACCGTAAATGGTCAGAAATATACTGTAACTCAAGCCGCCGGTGATGCTACTCTGTCTGTATCTCCGACTACATTGACTTTCGCTGCTGCGGGAGAAACTAAACAAATTACGATTACTACGAATACCGCTTGGACTATTTCGTAAGTCGTCTGTTAATTTGATTATAGGTCTAATAGGTACTAATGTGCTTATTAGACCTTTTGTTGTATATACAGATATTTAAACTATGGAAGAAACAATTATTTTTAATCTTTTTAATTCTATAAGTTTTGCGTTTATTGCCATTGTACTTTTAACTACTTATGGCATTAATGAGATTATCACTAAGATTACTAAAAAGAAACTATCGAGATACTTCAAGTCTCTTGTTAGCTTAATCGTAGGTATTGCAATTATGGTGCTTTACTTATACAAATTAGATGCTTCATTGGAAACGGTGCTGCTATCTTTTCTGATATGTACCTTTGGGTATGATTTAATTATCAAACCTATACTCAAAGCTATAAAACGGCATTTTGCTGATTCTAAAAGCGTATGATCGCGGACTAAAGGAGTGCTACTGCTAAATTGCGTAGTACTCCCTTTTGTCATATCAAGGAAAATCATTGCTCGTTTAAATCATCGACTAAACGTTCTATTAATGATTTAAATTCCTTTAGGTATGACACCTGTGACTTATACTAATTTGAATAAGCTCTTATTAATTAGAGATATTCAAGAGATTGCTAAAACTTATATCAATGATGATAGAAGTTATCGTTGGATTTGGAAGAACAAAATTGCTGACGTATATCATACTGGTTATGTAACTTTTATGAATTACATTAGTGTTCCCTCTATTAATGCAAAGATTGACGAAGCTATCGCTAAGAAGAAACGTTGAATATAATGTTCAACTATTGAGTATTAATGTTCATGTTATAAATCATTTCATTGTTATCAGTACTAATAGTAATATATTTGTTGTGCATCTCAATGTCGAGGTGCATTAAAATAAATTAATGCTATGAATACTGAAAACGAAACTGGTGTTAAAGTTCCGAAAGGACAAATTAACTACAACACTGTTGCAGGTTCTTTAGGTCTTGCTGCTTTTGCAGGACTTGGATTGAGAAATTGGTTAGGTAACGGTAATGGTTCGGTTGCTGCCGGAGCTACTGCTGTTGCTGAAACTCAATTAGTTTCTGGTCTTATGGCTGAACTTGCTAAAGAGAAGTCTGAACGTTATGCCGATAATGTAGGTATAAACACGTTTAAAGAGGCTTTAGCTTTAATCAAAGAAGAACGTGAAACTCGTCAAGCTAACGACAAGATTATATTTGAAACTCTTGCTCGTTTGGATAAAGAATCTGCACTTAACAAACAGGATATTGAAAACTTCAAGAAAGAAGTCGCTCGTGAGTTCAGTGATGTTCGTCACGATTTCAAAGCTGCTATTGCTATTGAAGCTGAACGTAGAGAATCTGCTGATGAACGTATTTTCGATTATGCAAATTGCAATTTCGTTAAGTACATCAAAAAGATCAATGCTGCGGAGATTTGTCCGGTTGTTGAGTTAGCGGCTCGTACTGCTGGTCCGGCTGTACCTGATCCTAACGCTCCTACCACTTCTACAGTAAACGCTTAATCTTGAAGTGGTATGACTAACGCAGAACTTGTTGCAGTAGCTGTTGGTAAATGGCTAACACCAATCGTTAAAACTATTGGAGGTGGGATTAAGATTCCTGTTACTTCTGGTATCGGAAAGTTTATGGGTAGTGTTTTTGGTTTAGACCTTTCTACTTATAATCTTCTGAATGAATTAGATTTTATTATAGAGCCTACACTTGATTATATTATTAAGCCTCAGTTGGCTAAGTTATCTAAGTTCATACCTGATGAGCAGATTCCTAAAGTAGTTAATAGCTATCTTGATGCAGCTATTTCTAAAGCTACTGCTAAAGGTTCTGTGAATCTATTTGGTTTTGAGTTCGAAGCTACTGCTTTTCAAAATCTCAAACGTGAAATTGATAACTCTCTTAAAAATAATGTAAGTCATGATGAAAGACCCGCATGAGCATAGTGATATGCCACACGAAAGTGAAGATGTAAGAAAGAGGGATTGTCGAAAGTATAAAGAATTCTACGGAAAACATTTTACTAAAGACCTATGTGAATGGGCTGTTGAACGTATGGAGAATCGTAATGGTACTACTCACCATTATAGTCTTGATGAAGTCAAATCTATTTGGCACAAATACAAGATGAATGATATTCATAACGCTAACTGGTATGATGTTATGTATGTAATGAATATGGCTTACGCAGATTTCTATGGTCGTTTGTTTACCGAACATCATGAATGTGCTATATATGCTTATCTTTACATTAGTGATCCCGACGGTTACGAAGGTATTGCTTTCCAAAGATGGTTAGCTGATATTAAAGCTCAAGACGATGAAGTGCCTTGGCAGAGATTCATCTAATTAGTTTTGGTCGCAAGTGTTATTTATATCAAGGCAATTTTAATTATTCCTAATCCGACTACTGGTTCCGCTGGTAGTCGGATTTTTTTGTTTATAGCAACTTATTCAAACACGCAAGTATGAATTATAAAACACGTTGTGTAATGAGTGGTATTTTTATTGCTATATTGAACTTGATTGGTGTTATTGTTTCATCTATTGGTGTTGTCTTCGTAAAAGAATGGATTGCTAAGAAGAAACGTAAGGTTGTTACTAATCTTCTTACATCTAAAGCAGAATGTTGGATGCAACTCGATAAAATAGCCTCAAACATTAGAGAATCTCTTAATGCTAAAGGTGTTTACGTTGCATACTTTCATAATGGTGGTAAGTTCTGTAATGGTATTAATATGGATAAGTTTACTGTTATCGCAGAAGATTACGATATTAGTATTACAGATCCTTATAAGAATCGTTATAAGAATGTTCTTACTTCTATTATGCCTTATACTATTCTACGCTTATACAGAGATAGTAAGTACATTTTCCGTATGAGTGCTTTGACAAGGTATCATTCTAATATGTATGTTGGGGATCTTCGTTCACGTGGATGTAATACTGCTATTAGCATTCTTATTCGTGACTTGAAAACTGATATGCCTATTGGCTTTCTTAGTGCTGAGTTCGAGCTTGACTTTGAACCTGACGCTGAAATGATGCAAACATTCTGGAAAAATCACAATCGTATTTCTCGCAATATGACTATGGTTATAGATGCGACAGAAGATACCATTAAAAACTAAAATACCATGACTGTTATTTACGCAAGAACTAGTCTGCCATCAAGGTGTGGTAGAGGTTTCAAAAATCAAAAGAACGTTATTAGAGTTACTAACCGGTATACTAATGCTGGTCCGTGGCACGGGGTTGTTCCAGTTAAGAATCGTCCTATTATGATCATAGGTGGTTCTGATACTCCTGAACTTAAATTGTCTACTAATCTTCTTAAATTTATCCCTAGAGGTGAAACTAAGGAGCTTGGTATTACTACTAATAAATCTTGGCGAATTGTTTAATGTATTATTATGGCAACACTTAATCAATTAGGAAGTAAGATTTCTAATATATTAGGTAAGCCCGGTGATCATAGCATTCAAGAGAGAGCTAAAGATGCTTGTAAAGCACTCTTTGCTACTTTTATTCGTCAGAGTATTGAGCGCAATGGTGTAGATGAGGTGCTTAAAGTTAGCTTTAATGTTCCTCTTATCTGCGTTCCGCTTACCGATATAGAAAACACATATGCGGGAATTGGTGCTAAAGATATGGTTCTTACTACTGAGCATCGAGTTCCTACACCTTTACGTATGCCTAATGATGCACCTTTTCTTCATGTTTATACTCAACATGATGATGGGAGTCTTATTACATATAAGTATGCTAATAATAGCGTAATTCCGCTCCTTACCACAGTCTATTCCCCTACTGGGGTTTGGGGAGTGTATCAAATCATTAATGGTAAACTTAAAATTATTATCAAAAATACTCTCAAAAACTTTGAGATTGATGCTAAAAATTATAAGTTTGTAACAATCGTGTATGTAGCTGAAAATCCTGCTGAGGTTATCACTATGTATATGGAAGATGATGGTCAAGATATTGAACTTCCTCTTCCAGCTGATATGATAGAACGTATAACTTATGAGGTTCTTAGAACTGAATTTGGTATTAAGCCTACAGAACACGAAGTTAAGATTATTAGTGATGCAACTTATGCTCCTAATGATCCTAATGGTACTCAACGTTTAATCCATAATAAAGTAGAATAAACTATATGGAATCCATGCACTATTACCACGACTATCTCGAACAATGTTATAACACTATCGAGAAATTAAGTACTGATCTTCATAACATTTATGTTAGACGTAACAATCTAGCTAATATCTGTTATGCTAATCTGAATCTTCTTGAATCAAATGGAATAACTAAAGAGATTATTGATGATCTTATTTTAGGTAAACGAGTTAAAGGTGTTAAGCTCTTACGTAAACTTAATTGGAGTGACGAAGCTAAAGCAGTATCTCTTCGTATTACGTTCAATCGTTTTGTTTATCTATCTACTATTCGTATTCCTAAACTTCTTGCTATTATTAGATATTACGATTGGATGTGTCGTATTCCTTATCCGATATTTAATCAAATACAAAGAGGTCTTAATAAGTTTCTAATTGAGAATCTTATTCGTGGTGATAGTGTTTCTTTAGGTACTTACATTGGTAAGTTTCAAGTTCAACGTGCTGTTGCTAGAGAATCTGTTGATTGGGCTGCTTCGTTTCGTCTTAGGGATGAGATGATTGCTGCAGGTATCGAAGTTAAGAGTTTTCTTAATCCTTATGGTAAGAATTGGCACGTTAAATCTGATAATCCGTATTATTGGTTCTGTAAATGGATACGTCATAATATGGGTGTTGATGTTGTACCTAATCAAATATTCTATAAATTTAAACCTAATCATTGTCATGTAAACATTATGACTAGCGATAAGGTGCTTAGGCATAAATCTATAGAAGAAGTTATTAAAGCGGATAATCTTGCATTTGATGCTAAACTCAAATACATGATTGAACATGATAAAACTATTATGGATAGGTATCCGCCTACTAAAAGCAAAAGAGAACGTATTAAAAACAATGAAGTAGATGAATACATTAGACCAAAACTTGATTAGTTCTAGTGTTGTTATTCATAGGATTATAGAAGATTATGATGTTCATTCTATGGACTTTATGACTCGTATTCCTACTTGGATATGTGAAGCTCTTGCTGATTTAAATATTCAACAGCATCTTATTAATGTTGGTAAAGTTATCGATTTTGATGAGTATCGTTGTGAGATTCCAGAGGGTTGTGAGAATATATGTCTTGTTACAATTAATGGTAAACGTGCGGATTTTACTACTAATCCTGCTCCATTTGAGCATGATGATGGAAATTATATACCGCTCGCCGTTTCATTCCCGATAGGGATAAACCTTACAGAAAATGTCGTTTTTGACTTCATACAGACGATTTCCGGCAGTTTATACACGTATTCGATTAATGGGTCGTATTTGCATTTGAATGTCAGAAAAGGCACGCTAGGTGTCTTATTTCACGGGTTGCCAATGACACTTGACGAGATTCTTAAAATCAATGTTCCTCTTATACCTAATAATGATGTTCTTATTGATGCTCTAAAGAACTTTGTTATGATGCGTATTCTTCAACGTAATTACAGGCATCCTGTTTTAAATCTTAGAGATAGTAATCCTTATACTAATCCGGCACTTGCTTACGATAATGCTAAAATTAAAGTTCGCAATGCTTGTAATAAGCTTACTAAAGATAAACGTGATGATTGTAGTAGGTCGTTATTAAACTTCTTAAATATGAAAAATCATTATGTGAATTAATTATGAATATAAATGATGGTTTATATCCTAATGCTAATCCCGGTGCAGTCAGAAATGGTGTTAAGTCATTTGCATTAAATATAATGTATAATGATGATGGTAATACTCTGATTAACGAGAATGGTTTTGAGGTTTATAAAAAAGACTTAGACGTCTACGGAACTTTAGTTGGTAAAATTGAAGTTCCGTTAGGCGTCATTTTGTTTTTTAAAGGTATCCCCGATAAAATAGTTTATATATATCAAACAACTAAAGATAAAGATGATATTAAAACTATTGTATTTCAAGGTAACTTTAATTTTACTATAGATCATCCTATTAGTGGTACATTCACATATATTGATGAAACTAATTTATTTATAACATTTACTGAAGGTGTATCTAGTGACAATGAAACTCGTATTCTATATATTACAGAAACTCAAAGTAAATATAAAGGATATATTGAAAATCCTATTATTGAAGATAATGTTACTACAATTACATTTAAAGAAAGTTTTGAATATATTCTTAATCTCATTCCGGATATAGTATTTCCCACATTAGATGTTAATATTATTGCTGGAGGTCTTAAAGCTGGAGGTTATCAATTCGCAACATCTATTAAATTACATGATGGAACATATAGTGATTATTCTCTATTATCTCCTGTATATTATGCCACTCCTGATTATGGTGAGAACATTGCTATAGGTGATGTAACTAAAAAGGGATTTAGATTTAAATTTAGTAAAGCAGGTACTTATAAATTAGCTATAGTATATAAAAGTCCTACTACAGAAGAATGTTATGAAACTTTTGAAATTAATATTCCATCTGTCAATAGTACTTTTGATTTTACTACTATATCTAAGATGAAATCTATTTCTATAGATGATATAATTATAAGTAATACCGCTTATACTAAAGATGAAGCTCAAACATCTTTTGATAGTTATCTTCTTAGAGGTAATGTTGTTACTCCTGAATATAAAGATATTACTGATTTCTTCACAAGTATTGATGGTGAACTTCTTCTTCAAAAAATTAAAATTGATTTTGTTAAGTTTGCTGAATTTAGTGGTGTAAAAGATTTTGTTAATACTTCTATTACTCCTCATAGTGGAAGTGGTAAAGTTGGAGATTTCTTTAAATCTAAAGATATATCTAATAGTGGTTCTTTTAAGGAAGATGAAGTTTATTATTTCTTTATTACTTTTATAGATTATAAAGGTAAATATATAAATAGTTTTCCTATTAAAAATTCTCGTGGAACTTATGCTCATATAATCAATGCTTCTAAAACTAAAACTCTTGATTTGTATGGAGCTAAAGTTAATATGAATACTTTTGTTTCAGCTTTTAATACTAATATTAATATTACTAAATTTAAAAATAGTATTAAAAGTTATGCTATTTATTATGCTAAATCTACACCTGAGATTTCAAACTGGATTTCTCAATGCCTTACTATTCGTGATATAGGAACTAATGATGTAATTGGAGATAATTATGAAGATCCTTTTAGATCCGCAAGTCGTTTTAGGTTATATCCTATTGAATATCTTGTTACTAATACTGTATTACCTTCATTCTACATTAAAGGTCTTAGGTATAATAAAGAAGCTAAAATATGCCTTAATAATTATGAAGGTGGTTCTGGTACTGAATGGGGAAATGATGCCATTCATCAAGCATGGAATGCAGGAGATAGAGCTAGATTAAATTCTCTTATTCAAGAAAATCTTCTTAATGGCAAGAATCTTAATACTCCTGATAAATCAATTAATGCTGGTGAATATCTAGGAGCTTTTGATAGACTTAGTAAATATACTAAAAAGACTGATATGCCTAAGACTAGTAAAGATTTTAATATGTTTACTGATTGGGAAGATCATATCAAAGGTCCTTGGGAATCTGGAGATCTTGTTCATTCTATTCTTGATACAGAAACTACAGATATTGCAAATAATGCTCCATATCCTACAATTCTTAATGCAGACTTTTATCCTGTTAATAATAGTGCTATATCTAATGCTGGATGTGATAGTAGTTTCAAATTAATTAATGGTTCTACTATGCTTCAAGAAAATATCTTTGGATTAGCTAAAGAAGGTACTGATAGTGAAGGTGGAACTAGTTTACCTAATGAGTCTCTTATGGATATTGTTTATAAACAAGCTGATGAAGAAATTGATGGTATTAAACGAGATGTAAGAACTCAAACTAGGGTTATTTCTGTTATAACTAAGGATGATGATTCTGATAGTTATAGGCAAGAATTAACTACTATTAAAGAGAAACTTATATACGCCAATGGTTATAATAACGCTGAATATTTAAAACAAAATTCAGAAGGCACTTGGGAAGTTATAACAGATGAAAAAGAAGCTACTATAGTTTTAAGTAGTGAAATTACTGTTAAGACTCTTACAGCTGAAGAATATAATTCTATTATTATTGAAGTATCTAATAAAGATGATTCTAATTGGATTCTTCTTTATAATGAGAATAAAAAATATTATAACTTTAATACGTTTACTATATTTAATAGAGGTATTGTAGATTTAAATCGTTATTATGACGTTAATACAATTCCTGTACCTGATTTATTTAATTTATCTTTAGTTGCTGCATCTAGTATATATCCTATAGAGAATACTGATGAAATTATTCTTATTGGTGATACATTTCCAGCCTGTGTTACTCAACGTTGCACTTGTCCTTCAAATAAATTCAATAATGTTGGAGATGCTACTCATCATAATAATAATATCTATCATATTCATCGTATGATTATTACTTATTATATTAAAAGTAGAATGAATTTTCTTGCACTTCATAGTGGTAAAAATGTAAATAGTTCTATTATTAAATATAAAGGTACTACAGCTAATAATAATTTCTCGGGTAAAGCTAATAAATTTAATATCAATACTATTATCAATAAATTCACAAGTGGTCTTAATGAGGAATATGCACCTCATACTATGGATATATATCCGACTACTTTTGATTATGATTCTATTATTGATTTAGGTTATAGAGATTATGTTATTGATAACTTTTGGCATGCCGAAGATGGAAGTGCTTATGATGTTGAAATGAATTGGAAAGGTTTCAATGATATTACTCAATTTAAATCTACTGATAATCTAAAAGATACATTTGCTGCTAGAATTATTCGTTCTAATGTTAATAATATGGAATCGAATGATATTGGTTGGCGTAAATTTAAAGCTGATTCTTATAAAGATATTCCTATTACTAAAGGTTCTATTGTAAATCTTTTATCAGATGCTAAATCTCTTTATATTCAAATGGAACATACTCTATTTGTAACATCTGTTAAAGATAGTCTTAATCAAGAAGAAGATGGGACTTATATTGGTACTAGTGATATTTTTGAAAGAACTCCTATTGAAATTATCTTTAATAATACCGGTAAGATCGGATGTAATAATAAGTTTTCTTCTATTATTACTCGATATGGTTATTTCGTTTGTGATAACTTTACAGGTACTATATATCATGTTAAAGGTGAATCGGATGTATCTGATATTTCATCTATAGGTCTTCAAGGTTGGTTTAAAGAATATATTAAAGAAAATGCTATTAATCCTCTAAATACTAATGGTAATTTCTTTATATTCGATGATTATAATAGTCGTATCATATTTGTTTCTAATAATCCAGATAATACTTATACGATTTCATATAACCTTAAGACTAATTTATGGATTAGTTTTCATTCTTATAATCCTATTATTACTTGGTCGAATCGCTTAGGTACATTTGTTGTTGATACAAATAATACTAAGATTTATAAGATTAATGCTCCTAATAAGTGTATATATTTTGATAATAAGATAATGCCATCTATTGCTCAATTTATATATAATGAAGAACCTCTTGTTAATAAGTTATTTAATCATATTGAATGGAATAGCGCACTTGTTCATAATTGGAATCATCTTATTGCTGATAAGATTAAATTCTTATATGATAAGACTATTGATTATTTAATGATTAATACTGATACTCAAAGTACTGGTATTCTTCCAATGATTCTAGATGAAACTTGGTATGATGACCATACTCTTAAGTACAAAGCTGGACGCTATTTATGGAATCTTATAGAAGACCATATAGACAATGATAGAGCATTTCAAATTCTTAACTCATCTAATATACCTTTTGAAATAGATCGTCTCTTAGGAATGAGATATGAGCCTAAAGCATGGTATGAATATAGCAAGATTCAGAATCAGTTCGGGTATATAACAATGGTGTACTTAAATCGTTTTATTGATACTACTACTAACGAAGATATTAATGAAACTGATGTCAATGCTATCATAGATAAGTATTCAGATAATATTGATATTATTAGTAAAGATTCTAATATCAAACAAGCTGAACTTAGATTATATGATATTAACGTTGTTGTTACTAAGAATACTAGATTATAAACTTAGAGGAACTCTGTAGACCCCGGTAGGGAAAGAGCTTGTGGAAGCGAGAGGAACTCTGTTAATACACTAAGTATGCCTAAAAGTAAAACTAAAACTAATAGTAATGATAGAGAATATATAAATAGACGTCTTGCTCTTGCTAGAAAGTTCTATGATTACATAAATGCTTTTGAAGATGATTATGCAGAGAATAGAACTAAAAGATTAGTTCGTGAAAACAAGAACTCTTTTGATTTTATTATTCCTGATAGTGATTATCCTGATTATTTAGTTTCACGGGCTTTACAAGCTATGTTTGAAACTGAATATGGTGCAGCTTTATTTGAAGCTAATGGAGATAGATATTATAATCCTGATGATGATAGTATTTTACTTACTAAAGATCAACATGGAAATTCTATTTCTCCAATGCGTATTAAAACGACTCCTTTGCATGATATAATTAGAGCTGCAAAGAAAGTTAAAGGTTCTAGTATTGATAAAGCTCTTGCTCTAGCATATACTGAATCTACATTTGGTGTTAATCCTCATTTACGAGGTTTTCTAGGTCGTAAAGGTGAAACTTCTAAAGAAGATGTAACTAGAACGATGAATGAAAATCTTAAAGCATATAATGAAAGTGATACATATAATCCTGCTCAATTATTAGGATTAGATCATATAGATCCTGATAATGTTACTAAAGTTAATACGTATTTATCTAAATTAGTTGGTAAAGACACTAATGCTAAAGAGTTATTCGAATATGAAGATGATGGCTTTGGTGGTAGAAATATCAATTTAACTCGTAAAGGTGAAGAATACTTTGGTAAACGTCTTAATAATTGGTTAAGTGAAGGTAAACTTCCTAATGCTTTAATAAATGGTATGATTAATGCTGAGAACTATGTTGAATCTTATGATCCTACTGTTCAAGCTTTAAAGTATTTTCAAAAGAATCCTGTTAAATATAATAGTTCTATATATAAAGCAGAAGATGCTGGTCAAGATATTAGTAAAATGTCTGATACTATGAAAAGCATTATTGGTCTTAGAAAATATAATCCTGAATTAGATATGTGGATAGAAAAGAATAAACGTTATGGTGGTACTGTTAAAACACTTAAAGGTAGACATAAACGTTATGATCTAGGAGGTGCTAGAGATAATGTTAATAGTGTTACTGGAAGTAGCTGGGGTGCAGGTAAAGGTATTCAAGGAGCTGAAACTAAAAGCGGTTTAGCTAAAGGCTTAGGAATAGGTTCTACTGTAGGTGCCGCAGCAGGAAGTATAGTTCCTGGAGTTGGAACTGCAATCGGTGGAGTAATTGGAGGTATTATCGGTGGTGTTTCAGGTTTGATTAGTGGTATCTTTGGTGGACGAAGAAAAAAACGTAAAGCTAGAGAAGCTGCCATTAGAGCAGATATTACTAAGAATTATGAGCTTGGTCAAGATGATATTCGTATTGATCAACAAGCTTTAAATGATATTACAATTAATACAAATCCTATAGATATTTATGGAGATAATCCTATACCTACAGGTAATACTCAAACTGTTAGTAATCAATATAATATGATTGGTATCCCTACAAAAGAAAATTATGAATTTGCTTTTAGATGTGGAGGTAGACGTAAAAGATATGCTGATGGAGGTTCTATAAATCAAGTTGCATCTAATGCAGCAATAGTTGAAGGACCTAGTCATGAACAAGGCGGTGTTTCTTATGGAGCAAATGCAGAAGTGGAAGGTGGTGAAGCAATACTCAATGGAAATAATGCTGATTATATATTTAGTGATACTCTTAAGCTAGGAGATAGAACTTTTGCAGATATTGCTAAACCTCTTATGTTACATAAAGGTTATCTTGAAGATAAACTTGCTAAAAGTTCTGTAATGCTAGGTGGTCTTTTACGACTTACAGATCGTAGTACTTATGCTATAGATCGTAACACTAATGCTCGTAATACTGAAAAGCAATCTGCTAGACACAATAGACTTCTTGCTGAAATTAATGGAGTTCAAGCTAAATTGAATAATCTTTATAATCAACAAGAAGCTATGAAAGCTGAAGCAGGTAATATAGCAGAACCTAAGCAAGAATTTGCTCTTGGTGGTTCTATATTTGCTTGTGGAGGTAGACGTAAATATCCTACTGGAGGTTTAGCTATTCCACCTTTACAATCTATAGCACCTACTCCTCAATTTGCTGAAATGGATATTCAAACTGTATCTCCTATTACATCTACTGTAAACACAGGAGCTATGAGTGGTGCTACAATGGGAGCTAATATAATTGCTAATTTTATGGCTCAAGATGCTATGAATAAACGTCAAGCTGTTGTATCCGGATTACCTCCTTATATTAAAGATGCTGTGCTTAGTGAAGTTGGTATGAGATGTGGTGGAAAAATTAAGAAAGCTGATGGAGGTTCTGTTCAAGTATCTCCTTTTAGTGATTTAAATATTCAAGTTGATAATCCAACTAAACAGATGATTAATCCTAA